CGCTGGGCGCCCGTGGCGGCCCCAAGCCGCCGCTCGAGGTTCTGGGCGCCGAGCCGCCCTGGGGCGCCTGTGGCCCCGCGCGGACGCCGCTGTGAGCACGCGCAGCTACGAGGATGCGGTGGACGCCGCGCGCGATCTGCTGACGGGCGAGATCGAGCGCGAGTTCGGCCGTCACCTGACGCTCGAGCAGATCATTGCCATCGACCGCGCGATCGACCGTTACCGCGCGATGATCGAGCGGCTGTTGCAGGAGGGGAGGCTTCAATGAGCGACCAGCCGACAACCGAAACCCTGATCGAACGGTTGCGCGAGCGGGTGCGCGCGCTCGAGATCGAGGCGGCGATGGCGCGCGCGCGCTACGAGGAGGCGCGCGATGCGCTGGCGATGGCCGAGGGGCGTCGTCGCACGCGCCGGATGCCGGAGGTGGCGACGCTGCCGATGCGGGTGGCCGGGGGCATCGCCGGCGCCCCGGCGGACCACGACGGGGACGACGCCGCGTGAGCGATGTCCTCACCTCGGACCAGCTCGGCCAGGTCAAAAACCCCTTCGCCTACGCCATCCAACGCTTTCAGCGGCGCCCGCTGGAATTCGTCAAGGAGGTGCTGGGCGCCGAGCCGGACCCCTGGCAGCGCCGGGCGCTGTCGGCGCTGCAGAAGGGTCACCGGCGGCTGTCGATCCGCTCCGGCCACGGCGTCGGCAAGACCACCCTCTTGAGCTGGATCCTGCTGTGGCACATTTTGACGCGGTTTCCGCAGAAATCGGTCGTTACGGCACCGAGCGCACCGCAATTGTTCGACGCCTTGTGGGCCGAGCTGCGCGGCTGGATCTCGCGGCTGCCGGCCGCCTGGCAGGCGCTGCTCGATCCGACATCCGACCGCGTCACGCTGCGCGCCAGGCCCGACGAGTCGTTCATCAGCGCGCGCACCTCGCGCGCGGAGAGCCCAGAAGCGCTCCAGGGCGTCCACAGTACCTGGGTACTGCTGATCGTCGACGAGGCCAGCGGGGTGCCCGAGGCGGTTTTCGAGGCGGCCACGGGATCGATGTCCACACCAGGCGCGATCACCGTGCTGACCGGCAATCCGACGCGGTCGACCGGGTTCTTTTTCCGCACGCATCACTCGGAGGCCGACCGCTGGTACACCGAGCGGGTGAGCTCGCTGGACAGCCCGCGGGTCGATCGCGAATTCGTCGAAGAGGTGGCGAACCGCTATGGCCGCGAGTCGAACGCATTCCGCGTGCGCGTGCTCGGCGAATTCCCCAGCAGTCAGGGCGACACGCTGATCGGTGCGGAGCTGGTCGAGCAGGCGATGGAACGCGTGCTCGAATTCGATCCCAACGCGCCGGAGATCTGGGGCGTCGACGCGGCGCGATTCGGCACCGACTCCTCGGTGCTGGTGAAACGGCGCGACAAGATGGTGCCGGAATTGCCGCGGGAGTGGCGTGGCCTCGACACCATGCAGCTCACCGGGCAGATCGTGAACGAGTGGAACCGCGTGCCGGCAAACGTGCGGCCAAAGATTATCGTGGTCGACGCCATCGGCATCGGCGCCGGCGTCGAGGATCGGTTGCGCGAGCTGGATATCCCGGTGATCGGCTGCAATGTCTCCGAGACGCCGAGCGTCGAGGCGCGATTCCGCCGCCAGCGCGACGAGCTGTGGCAGGCCGCGGCCGACTGGCTGACGACGCGCCAGGTTGCGCTGCCGTGGGACGAGCGGCTGCGCGATGACCTCTGCGCGCCGCGCTATGATTTCTCCTCCGACGGTCGGCTGATCGTCGAGTCAAAAGCGCAGATGCGCTCGCGGGGTCTGCTGTCGCCAGACCGCGCTGATGCGCTCTGCCTGACGTTCGCGCCCAGTGCGGCGATGGCGCTCGCATTTCAGAACATGCGATGGGGCAAGCCGATCCGGCGCGCGATCAAAGGCCAGGTTTGAGCAACAAGGAGCGAGAGTGCATGGAAGGCAATACCGTCATCGATCCAGACCGCACGCCGTCGGCGCTGTTGCGGTTGCCGCGTGATGCGCGCGGCTATCCGGTGCCGTGGTTCGTGAAGTGGTATGGCAGCCGACCGGATTTCCGCGTCGTGGGTGAGGGGAAATTTTCCCGCGCGGTAGCCGGGCAGCGGTGCTGGATCTGCGGCGAGCGCCTCGGGCGGTATCTCTGCTTCGTGGTCGGACCGATGTGCGTGATCAACCGGGTGACATCCGAGCCGCCGTCGCATCGCGACTGCGCCGAATATGCCGTGCGCGTGTGCCCGTTTCTCGCCATCCCGAAAATGCACCGGCAGAAGCACGATCTGCCGGACGAGATCATCCCTCCGGCCGGCGATCACAATCCGCGCAATCCAGGCGTGGTGGCGATCTACATCGCGCGCACATTCAACGTCATCAGCGCCGGCGAAGGCCACCCAGGGCGGCTGATCGAAATGGGCGAACCGACCGAGGTCACCTGGTGGCGCGAGGGGCGCCCGGCGCGCCGCGACGAGGTCAACGCGGCGATGCACCGCGGGCTGACGGCGCTGTATGAGAAATGCAACAGCCGCCAGGACCAGCAAGACCTCGGCGATGATTTCGACCGCGCACTGCGCCTGATGCCGGAAGAGGCGGTGACGCCATGACGCACGCAGCCTGCCAACGCCGCGCCTGGAAGGACAAGCAGCCGAAGCGCGCGCGCAACACGCCGGAGCCGTTTGACGTGGGCTGGCACCAGGCGGCCCTGCACTGGGCCGCCCTGGCAACGCGGGGCAGCGCCCCCGCTGCCGCGTGCCCCTACCGCGACGGTGATCCCGCCATGGCGGAGTACGATCGAGGCTGGCGGGCGGCGCTGGCGAAATTCGCGAGGGAGGATCGACGAGATGCCAGACATGCCCATCATACGCCTGATCAACGGTCCCAAGATGACCCCGCGCGAGGGCTTCAACTGGATGGCGGTCAGCTGGGGCGGCCCGACTGAGCCCCTGGTGCGGAGCTGCAGCTACTGTGACGGAAAAATCGACGAGGACGACGTGCCGATGGTCATGTGGACATCGGAGGGGTTTTGCGCTCGGTTCTGCGCCGAGTGTCAGTCACGCTGGTGGGGGTTCGTCTGAATGGCAGATCGGCAATTTCTCGAGCAGCTCACGAAAAGGCTGGCGGATGAGGGCAGGATCATCGAGGCGGGTTGGGTGGCGATGCGGATCGCCGTCATCCCGCACGATGCGCCGCCGGCGCAGCTCGACGGCATGCGGATCGCCTACATGGCGGGCGCCCAGCATGTGTTCAGCTCGATCATGGGCATGATGGACGCGGGAACCGAGCCGACCGAGGCGGACATGCGGCGCATGGATCTGATCCACAAGGAGCTCGAGGTGTTCAACAACGAGCTCGCGCTGCGCTACGGCAAGCCCAGGGGGAGCGGCTGATTGGCTGACAAGCGATGGCGCGGGAAGACCACGGTCATCCCGCACCAGTTCTGTCCGGCGTGCCTGGCGCCGCTGAACCGCGCCTCGCATCCGACGGCGCGGGTCGGGCCGAAGCCCGGCGACCTCAACGTCTGCATCCATTGTGCCGCGGTGATGATGTATGGCGACGACCTCACGCTGCGCGCGCTGGACGCCAAAGAGCAGCTGTCGCTGTCGGTGGTCGACCCGAAAGCCTGGGCCGACGTGCAGAAATTCCGGGCGATCATCCGGGAGATGCCCAAGCAATCTCATGACAGAAAAACGCGTCAGTAGGATTGACTGGACAACCAAACTGATCGGGCAATGCGGCCATGTCCGATGCCATCTCCCAATTTCCGCCCGATCCGCTCACCGCGGTGTCCTCGATGCCGCTGCCGGACGACCGGATGCGCGCCTGGCGCGCCGGCCAGCGCGACCCGGCGCTGTCGCTGCCATTGGGGCCGGGCCAGGATCAGGACGACCACGAGCAAGTCATCATCGATGCCAGGCCGCGCCTCGATGACAACGAGGTCGCCGCGCTGCTCAATCAGGTGTTTCGGCAGGCCAAGGTCTACGACGATCGCCTGCAGATCGCGCGGGCGGCAGCGTTCCGATTGTATAACGGCGAGCCGATGGGCGACGAGGAACCCGGCCGCTCATCGATCGTGCTCACCGAGGTGCGCGATTCCATCACCGCGGTGATGCCCACCATGATGCGGGTTTTTGCCGGCGCCGAGCATCCGGTGGAATTTTTGCCGCGCGCCGACGGCGACGACGACGCGGCGCGCCAGGCGCAGGACTACGTGCAGCATGTGTGCTTCACGGAAAACGACGGCTGGCGCGCGCTGCACGATTCGATCACCGATGCGTTCCAGCTCAAGGTCGGTTGGCTCAAATGGTGGTGGGACTACAGCGTCCACGTCAAAACCGAAAACTATTTCGGGCTGCTCGACAACCAGATGCAATCGTTGATCTCCGAGCCCGGCGTGCAGGCGATGCGCGTGGTGCGGCGCAAGGCGACGCCGGCGGAGCAATCGGGCATCATGTCATCGCCCGAGAGCCAGGTGGTGCAGCTGCGGCCGGGTCAGCCATTGCTGGTCTACGACGCGCAGATCACCCGCAAGAGCCCGCGCAACCGCCCGCGGCTGATGGCGGTGCCGAGCGAGCAGATCCTCATCGATTCCGATGCGAGCGGGCCGAACGATCCCTGTTTAAGATTCATCGGGCATTGGCGCATCGTCACCGTGTCGGACCTCATCGCACTGGGCTTCCCGCGCGATCTCGTCGAGTCGAGAATCACCCAGCTGCAGCAGCAGACCAACCGCGTGACGCGCCGACGCGACCGCCTGGCGGCGATCGTGCCGCGCGGTCAGTCGAACGATCCGTCGATGCGGCGCGTGCGCTACCTGCACTGCTGGATGCGATTTGACATCGACGGCGACGGCATCGCCGAGCTGCACGAGGTGCATGCGATCGGCGACTACGGATTTCTGGTGCTGGCACATTCGCCGGCGTCGCGGGTGCAGCTCGCCCGCGTCTGTCCGTTCATGGTGCCGCACCGCGCCATCGGTGAGAGTTTCGCCGATCGCGTCGGCGATATTCAGCGGGCGATGACGCGGGTGTTCCGCAGCATCTTGGACAGCCTGTCGGAAAGCATCCACCCGAGAACCGTGATCCACGATGGACAGGTGCCGGTGGATGACGTGCTGAACACCGAGATGGGCGCCGTGATCCGCGAGCGAGCACCGAACAGCGTGCGCGAGCTGACCAAACCGTTCGTGGGGCCTGCAGCATTGCCGCTGCTGGAAGCGCTCTCCACCATCAAGGAAGGCAGGACCGGCATCACCAAAGCGAGCCAGGGGCTCAACGCCGACGTGCTGCAGTCGA